AAACGCCGCTATTCCCGCAGGCGGTACATTTGCACAGCTTCTGACCCTTCCGTCCATACCGCTCATATAGCAGGAACTGTGGCATCTCCGCTTCTATGTTCGCTTCCGTCTCCGGTTTCATCCGTAGGAAAGGCCACCGACTCAAAAACTCGCTCTTCACAGAAAATCCTCCAGTCTCAGGAGGATTCCGTCAGTCTCCTGCGCCTCCTCAAATTTGCTCATGCGGATCTCCATGCGGAAGTCCACCACACAGCCCGGAAAGTAGAACTCCGCAGCGGCCTTACATGCATCCAGGTCGGATATGCTGCCGCCGTTTACTTTGTCGGTCACGGCCTTCATGCAGTCCGAGAAGCTCCCGCCCTGAACCACCGCCTGGGCAAACTCCTCGTTCTGCTTGCAGAAGTCCTGGAGCCGTTCGGCTACATAATTCTTCATGGCATTTCCATAGTGGTTGCCTTTGTATATTCCAAGTTCGTCCTCGATTTTCTGAATCGCTTGTGATTTCATTGATTTTTCCTCCAGATTGAGCTATAATAGCTCTGTAAGTTTATCTTTGCCGCTTGCCGGAGTACCGATCCGGCAGGCAGCTTCTTTTTATGACACCATGTAGATAAATACGCAGAGTGCCGCAGCCAGAAGGCCAATCGCAAACCCCAGTAGCGCAGAATCGACACATGGATATTCGTCCTTCACGGTCTGGGTCTCAGCATCGGTGCCCTGGCTGTTGTCGCAGGTTTTGTGGATCCGGCCCGGCTGGACAAACTTTGTAAATGTATCCATGTCATCAGTCTCTTTTTGATGCTCCAGCTGGCGCTCCCGCTCCTGGGCCTTCCGAACTATTCCCAGTACCTGATCCCGCTCTTCCGCCTCCTCAATTCCCAGGCTCTGGAGCTCTTTGTAAAACTCCGTCATGGTTCACACTCTCCTTTTATAAGTTTTTGGCCCTGGTCATACCCCTGTAAAAGGGCTTCGATTTTTTCTATGAGTTCCTGCGAATTTAGATAGCCGTCTCTGTACGATTGCACAGCCCCTTTTACATATCCGACGATCCTCGGGCCTTGCCATTTAGACGCACTATGTGCAACTTGCTTTCCGTACTCTGTGGCTTCCTTGATAAATCTTTCATCGTTCACGCTCTCACCTCCCATTTGTATCTGTTGATGCTCTTTGCTTTTGCGCATTGTCCATCTCGCTCCTTCGTGGTATAATTTTTCAAAAGGGAGGTGTACTTTATGGCATCTAAAAATAATGTTGTTTTTTCAGTTAATGAGCTAATCGCAATCTCTACTTCACTAGAATCTCAGATTGAGGAAGTTGAAGACCTTCTCCACGATTCCTCGTTCTCTCTTGATGAAAAGAAGGAGTTCATGCAAATGCTAAAATTTAGCCGTTCTGCCAGCTCAAAGGTTGAATCTATCCTTTCGGAGAATCATGTTCCTCCTCAAATCTGATCTGCATGAAGCGTCTGATCTTTCTTAAATCTCTTTCTTTTTTCCTCTCAGTGGCCTCCTGAATGTTTGCTTCGTTCAGGAGGCTTTCTTTTTTCTCCTTGGCAGATCGCACGATGCCCGCCCAGGTTGGATATGTCATAAATTCTCACCTCCTGTTTCTCTTGCGGTTCCAGCAATATCCTCCTATAATTGCAGTACAGGCTCCCGCCAGAGCCTAATACTTTGCAAAGGAGGTGATCTCATGAACTATGCATTGCCTAGTAGCATCATAAACGAAATGACTGATACTTTTACGATTGAACGAGAAGGCGTTTCCGTTGGATCGGTTCACGGATTTTTCTGTGGGTCAAAATATCCAAGCACAATCCAGCTGGTAGAAAGTTCTTCCATTCAAAACGGAGATTGGCTGATTCATGCCATTACGCAAAACAGGTACTTTGTAGAAGATGTACAGCCTATTTCCGTACATGGACAGATAATTGACTGGATGGTTAGGTATAAAACCAGTTCCGAAATAGAACGTCAAACCAGTTCTTCTGCCATCATCAATATTGGCACAATTTCCGGCCCCTCTATAATTGGTAGTCAGCAAAATGCAACTTTGAACGTCGGTACGAGCATTGAGGATATTGCAAAAATAGTCGCTACAATGCCAGCAGCTGATATGGTTGAATTGTGTGATTTAATTTCAGAACTGAAGAAGATAGAGCGCTCAGATGAGCCAATTAAAAAGGGCCAATTATCCAAGTTCTCTGATGCGTTGCAGAAGCATTCTGACCTTCTCATTGCGCTCGGTGGATGGGCTGTGAAGCTGCTGACTGGAAATTAGGGATAGTCCTTCACACTCTGACCATGATGCTAAGATCTCCATAATCAGATTCAGAATCAGTTCATGCTTCTGAATCTGATTTTTCAGTTCATCTACCACGGCGTTCTCTGGGCTCACGTTCTCACCTCCCGCTCCAATGTAGCTTCTGTAATCACCGGAGTAATTGCCATAGTTGCAGAATTATTGCTGCTGTTCCTGTGAAACCTCCTATCATGCTGGCCCAGAATGTCACTGGGTCAGCATTTTTTATTCTTCGGATGGACTTTTGCAGTTCTGACATGGTTTTTCCCCCGCTTAAATTTATAAGGTTGCACTACGCAACTAATTCGCAAAAAAATAATCTCTAAAATCTTCGTCCTTGATTTTGAGCATTTCTGCGAGTTTTCCGGCTTCGTCCAAGTACATTGGTCGCACACCATTGATTTTCTGTGTAGCTGTTGGTACTGCAATGCCCAGCTTCTGTGCAACATCTTTTTGGACGAAGCCTAGTTCTCTCATCCGTCCTTTGATCTTATTTGTGTTAATCATTGTGTTTTCACCTCCTGTTGCACTGCGCAACTACACTATACTACAGGATTATACAAATTGTCAATAGCGCTACGCAACTTTTTTTGAAATTTTACTTCCAAAATATTGCACTCAGCAACATTATGTGCTATACTCTCTTTGAGGTGATATTATGCTATCGAATCAGGAGGTTGGCGCACGAATTGCTGCCAGACGATCAGAGTTAGGGCTTACGATGGAGCAGCTGTCCGAAATGGTTGGTGTCGCAAAGTCCACGATCCAGCGTTATGAAAAAGGTTCGATTGTGAGAATTAAGCTGCCGGTTATCAATTCTATCGCTGTTGCTCTTTCAATCAACCCCGCTTATCTGGTGGGTGCTTCTGACGACCCGCATTTTATCCCTGATGGTGAGTCAAGCAATAAGCCCACCCCCGATTCCGAGGATGGGCTTGAGGCCGTAGCTAAGCGTTACTTTGATTCTCTTTCGCCGGAACGCAAGGCCGAGGCACTGAATTATCTTCGGTATCTTGCCGACTCCGCAGATAAGCAATAAATTTCCACCGGTCTTCCCGATTTAGCCGCAGAAATACCCCACGGATCCCGCTCCATTCGATATCTTCCATGCTGGATCTCCTTTCGCACTTATTCCTGCCGGCATTAAGTATAGTATAACACGCCAAAGTTGTTTTGCACGAAAAATGTAATCATAGTAAAGGAGAAATGTAAAAATGAGAAGATTGCTTGCCCTATTGTGCTCTATGTCCCTGCTTATTTTGTGCCTGTCCTCGTGTGGATCTTCCAGCGTCAGTGCCAGTGCCAGTGCAGCGCCTTCCGCTGATAGCACCGATGGCATTGATGTCGAGGCTCTGATGTCTGAGGTAGAGTCCCTTAGAGCCGAAAACGAATCTTTACGTTCTGAATTGGCCGCTTACGAAAATGCAGATGTCTCTACTGTCGAAACATCTTCTACGGATGACGCATCCGCTGAAAAAGTAGGTAACGAGTCCGGATACAGCCGGACAAATCCCGCTCCGGTAGGCGTTACGCAGGAGATCGAGGTCGAGGATCTTGTTTCCGGGACATACACAGTTGCCGTCACCGTAAACGAGATCGTTTCCGGTGAAGCAGCATACGTTATGCTTCTTGACGCAAATAAATTTAACGATCCACCGGAAGACGGCATGGAATATGTGATCGCAAACATTACCGCCGAGCTTATTGACTATGATTCTGATGGGGCCGTCTCTATCGGAAAATACAATTTTGACGCTTTCTCCGGAAGCGGCTCCGAGTACGAAAGAGTCAGCGTAGTAGATCGTAAGCCCGCTTTTTCGGGTGATGTCTACGCCGGTGGCAGTATCACAGGGTATACTACATTTATGGTCAGCGCCGACGATGATTCCCCAGTTATCGTTTTCGGCAGAAATTACGATGGCAGCGGCGGTATCTGGTTCTCTATCGCTTCCGATGATTCACCGGCCGTCACCGATTCCAGCGAAGCAAACGAGGCAGGTTCTTCCGCCGATGGCGCAGATCCCGCACTCAATTCTCTCTTGTCTGCCGTAGAGACTTCTATGCAGAGCATTTATGGGCAAGATTGTAATGTTGCTGTAGATGGTAATGTGATCAATGCAAAAGGCTGGAACAAAAGTATCTCTCTCAGTGTTGTTATGGCAGAAACAGACATTGGTGACTACAAGCAGGAATGGGATAATCTCGTGAGCTCCACCACAGAGCTTTGTAGCACCTTCCAGAGCCTTGCAGAAACATTTGGGCTGTCCGGTTATTCTGTCCGCCTCCAGGTCGTGGACGATGAAAATACTGACTTCCCCTACCTGACTGTTGAGAATGGTGAGGTCATATACGATTATGTCAATGGAATCAGCACAGATTCTGACGAGTAACAGCATGAGCAGTCATTGGACTTGTTGGGCAATGATTTTACAGAGAGTGTTCGCCTTCTGATTATTCAATCTGATACATTCGTGCCCGTTTTCAGATCCGTCGCACATTTCAGGTGAAAGCAATATGTCGTCTCCATCTGTCGTTATTGAGAAGCCGTCAAAGAACTGAATTTCCGGTGTGCCCCTGGCCTCCCCAATCAGTCTTATGAGTTCGTCTTCTGCTTCGTCCGTCATACCGATTATTGCACTTCTACCCCTTTTATCGGGTGATTTCAAAAGGATCGTGTCATGTCCGTGGGGACACGGTGCAATTCCAAGCTGTGACGGTTGATCTACTGCCATCCAAAAGCTGCATTGGTGTGAACCTTCCACAATCGCACCTAGAAGTTCCTGCTTTTCTTCCATGGTCAGCGTGATTTCAGCGTCACCCTTGCGGATAACAAACTCATCCCAACCTTTATCGATTATTTCCATAGCGCACCTCATTTCTGATACCATTTATTTCTCGTTTTCGCTCATATTATACCACTCAGATAAACTCTTGTAAATTCCTTCCGAAAGGCGTGAAACTCTTATATGAAAGAATATGCTATGTACCTCAGGAAATCCCGCTCTGATCTGGAACTGGAGGCATCCGGCAGCGGTGACACGCTTGCCCGGCACCGGACAGCGCTACTCAGTCTGGCGGCTCAGATGCACATTGTGATCGCCGAGCAGAATATCTATGAGGAGGTTGTCTCCGGTGAGACTCTGGCTGCCCGGCCTGAAATGCAGAAGCTTCTTGCAGCTGTAGACCAGGGGCAGTATGCAGGGGTTTTGGTCATGGAGGTTGAGCGTCTGGCCCGTGGTGACACTATTGACCAGGGTATTGTAGCCCAATCCTTTAAATACTCGGATACTAAGATCATCACGCCTTTAAAGACCTATGATCCAAACAACGAGTTTGATGAAGAATATTTTGAGTTTGGGCTTTTTATGAGTCGCCGGGAGTATAAGACCATCAATCGGCGGCTCCAGCGTGGCCGAGTAGCCAGCATTAACGAGGGTAAATTCGTTGGGAACAAGTCTCCCTATGGGTATAGGCGTGTCAAGATTGAGCACGACAAGGGTTTTACCTTGGAGCCGGTACCGGAGCAGGCCCAATGGGTAAAAAAGATGTTTGAATGGTACACCGGCCCTACAGAATACCCAGCCGGCCAGATCCACCGGCTGGGTCCTACCTTGATTGCAAACCGGCTCAATGATCTTGGCATCCCCTCAGCTACCGGAAGCGTATGGACCTCCCCTGTAGTCCGTGCGATCCTGGCAAACCCTGTCTATATCGGTATGGTTCGATGGAATAGCCGTGCCGCAAAAAAGACTGTAGAAAATGGCACCGTGAAGATCTCACGCCCCCGCTCCAAGGATGCGCTTGTAAAGCCTGGTCTGCACCCTGCTATCGTAGACCAGGAGACCTTTGATCTGGCGCAAAAATACCTGGAGCATCCCTCCAGGCCCGGGCCGAAGCAGGTCGAAATCAAGAATCCGCTTTCCGGCCTGATCATCTGTACTAGGTGTGGCCATAGCATGGTGCGCAGGCCCTACCCTTCCGGCCGCCCCGACCAGCTGATCTGTGCCTATAATGCGTGTCACGGTAATGTAGGCTCCGACGTGCAAGAAGTGGAATCTGCGCTTCTGGCGGCCCTGAGGCAGTGGCTCGAATCTTTTGAAGTGGAGTGCCACAATGATTTGCCCGTGGATACTTCCAGTCTGGATGCTGCAATCACAGCGCTGGAAAAAGAACTTGACCAGATCAGCGCTCAGGAGGCCCGCATTTACGATTTTGTAGAGCAAGGCATCTATTCCCCCGAAGTTTTTCTCTCCCGCTCCAAGGCTATCACAGAGCGGAGGGACAAGGTAAACGAGCAGTTGCAGGAGCTGAATGTTCAGCGGACAAAGCTCCTAGAGCTGCATCAATCCAGAGCGGATCTTATCCCCAATATACGGCATGTATTGGATGTCTACCCGGCAGCATCCCCGGCCCAGAAAAACGCACTCCTGAAGAGCGTCCTTGAAAAAGTCGAGTACACAAAGACTTCCCGAACCCGTTGGAAAAATGGCAGCGACATGCGGCTGGTGCTGTATCCTCGGCTGCCAAAATAATTGTATCCGTCATAGATATATTAAAAGTACTGACGAATTAGTACTTTAATTATATCTATGAGATAATCTGATAAATGTGGTTGACTTATGCGCCCATTGGCGTATAATAAAGCCAACCGCTAAAGCAACAAATATTTCAAGGAGGATAGCTTATGACAAACAAGCAGTTTTACCAGGTCTGGACCGATGCGCTGACGAGCAACAGCAGAGACGAATTTGTGTCCAGTTGTGCCCTGTCCAATATCTCTCCTGTCAATGAGCTTGGCACCATTTGGGACGTTGCACACATGTCAATCAGAGATATGTGTGCTGAATCTAGGATGACAGCTCCGGAAATGGCCGAGCTCTTTTGTATTCCACCTCGCACGATGCAGCATTGGTGCGCAGGAACAAGAGTCCCCGCAGATTACATCCGCCTCATGATGGCCGAATATCTCGGTTTTATTGAGCGTTGATTTCAATGGTATAATGAGGTTGTCTCAGCCAGTAGCCTGAGTGGATTAAAGTTCTAATATTTTTTATCAAGCGCTCAAAAAGCCCCGGAGTTTAACTCCAGGGCTTTTTCTGTCATCCAGAGAGGTGAATAATTAAAAGATGCTTTAGGCGACTCCTCCAGCGTAGGCGACCACGCCGACCTTATAATGCTCTGTGCCGTCCACCTTGTACCTTACGATATACATGCCGTCGATCTTGCCCAGACAATCGCAGGATTCGTAGGCGTTCAGGCTGCCGATCTTTACTTTCTTCGAGGTATCGGCATATACGGGCTCTTCGGTGGAGCCGTTCTTCCAGGTTTTCACGGTTACGAAGTCCTCCTTTTGAACTGTTGTCGTTTTGGAAACAGTTGCTGTAGTGGTTGTTGCAGAATTTGCAACAACCTGTGTCGTGGTCCCGGCGCTGGAGCCGTTGGTCAATACCATAGCGGTATGATGGACCGTGTTTAGCAGTACGTCTCCGCGCTTTAAATATGCGCTGGAGCTTATGTACTTGCTGTCGGTAAGCTTCTGGAATTTGCCGGTAGCCATCAAGGCCGTTGCCTCGTTGCCGGTATAGATGTCCTTGGAGACGGTGGCCGCACCCAGGCCGCAGTTGACGCACACAGCGATCAGAGCAGAGCAGTCGGTCTCACAGGCGGTCACGGCCTTTACACTTTCGGGCTTCCAGCCAAGGGCATTGACCTTGGCAAACAGTGTGGTTCTCTGGTACTGGTCATAGCCGATAGCATCATTGGCGCAGGCGTACTCCATGGCCTGGGCCATTTTTTCGGCCAGAGAGCTGTCCGTTGGCCGCAGGACCACGTTCCAAGGGTACGAGTACCAGTTCTGTGTCTGGACTTCTTTGCCGGTCTGGTCCCCGGCTGCGCCGCCGTAGGCCTTGTTGTTTTCGTCGATTCTTGCATTTCCAATCAGTACGGCCATATCTACTCCTCCTTCTTGATACTGGTGATTGTCTGCTCGCTTCCGGCATTGGCAGCGTCCACCAGGCCCTCTGCCAGCAGGTATCCGATCACCGAGGCCCCGGACATGATGCAGCCGGACACAGTTGCTGCCGTGGTCTCAGCCCCTCCAAAAGCCAGAATGAGGCCGGAAACAAAACCGGCAACGGCCACCCACAGCTTCCGGCTGGTCAGCTTCTTTTTCCAATCAATCAACATTGAGCACTTCCTTTTTCATTTACTCAGGCGGAATATCCCGGTCATGTGGCGGTTCTGACTCGTCGGAATTTGTATCGCCTTTGCAGGTTTTTGCTACTGTGATAGCCGCGCCACTTACCACCACCCACTTTGCGAAATCGAAAACCTGTGCAGTCAACGTGCTATCCAGCTGCGCCGTATAGCCGAGACTCATAGAGGCAAATCCCATGATGATATCTATGAGTGTGTAGGTGATAACGAAGCAGCAGCAGACGAACAGCAACTTGTTTCTGGTCTTGACCTTCTGCCACTTTCGGCTGATCCATTGCCGCATAAGCAGAATCACAGTAATGGCACCGGCGAAGTAGCCGCCAAAAAGAAGCAGCAGGCCAATCATGTCTTGGTCCCTTCCCCTGATTCATGAGCCTGCTTATTCAGGTGCTTTTCCAACATGTTTAATGCTTCTTTACAGGGACCGTTACAGCCGTTCTCAATTAGGCCCTGGAGCGCTCCTTTGAGCGCATAGCAGATGATCGTCTGCTCGGCCTGGATCGTTCGAATCTGCTCTGACTGCTTCTTGTTTTGTTCGACCTGCTTGTATATGGCGATCACGCCGCCGAACAGCAGAGTCAGTGCGGACAGAAGACTGGCCGCTTTGATGATGGTGTCTGCGTCGATATACATGGTGCTTCCCTCTCTCGTTCTTTTTTGTCAGTCGTCATACCATTCCCCGGCTATGGCCCGGAGCCGGTTCTTCTGGGCCAGGGCTTCTTCCTCTCGGACCTCTGCCCCGAACTGCTCCAGCACATACGCCTGGTCCTGGATGATCTCCGCCTGCCGGATACAGATATCCGTCAGCTCCTCGATCAGCTCTGTATTACTCACCGATGATCTCCTTGGCCTCGTCCTCTGTGATCCACTTGCCCACGGCGTTCTGGACCATCTTCTTTGTCCAGCGCCCTGCCTCATAGTACTTCTTCACCAGGTTAAACTTCTGACTGTGCTCCATTTGTGGATACCTCCTCTTCAAGGTCTACGCCGGTCATCATGCTCAGATAGTCGAGCCGTGCGGCCAGCATCGGGGACTTATCAATGATGGTGTTGTGACTGTCGATGCTGTACCAGGTGTACTTGTTCCCTTCCCCGTCTTCGGCTTCTCCGGTCTTCTCGACTACCCGGAAGCGGTCCGTGCGGGTTGCGTCAGAATACTCCTGGACGACCTCCTGCCATCCGGTCAGGTCTGTGAACTCGCTGCCCTTGGTTTTCAGAACCTCCGTGTTCACGCCATTGCCAAAGGTGTACTCCATTTCGATCTCTCCTTTTTCATATACCGACGAATCACATTTTTCAGGGTCCGTTGGATGCCTGGCTCATAGATACGCCGGTAGATTTTCGTGTGGTTGCAATGCCTCAGTTGTCCAAGCCGTGACAGCAGGCCAGCGGCAAGCTTCCGGGACAGCTTCTTCCTGTGCTTTACCTTCCATCGGTATCTGGAGAGGCTTCTCTTGATCCGCAGGAGGTTCCTTTTGCGTACCAGGGTGTAGCCTCTGCCGTATCGGTAGCCCAAGGCAGTCGGAATGCGTCCCTTTGTGGGGAAAACCTGCCAATCTCCTTTGATGGTCAGCCCAATGCCTGCAAGCCAGGTCTTGATTTCCGCCAGGAGCTTTCGGAGTTTTCGTTTGTTCGGCCCGAAAATCGTGAAATTATCCATATACCGAAGATAATGGGATACCCGCCACTGTCCTTGATGGATCAGCTGGTCCAAAGGCTGGAGGATCGTGTTCGCCAGCCACTGTGAACAGTACACGCCGATCAGAACACCGTGCTCCACGACCCGTTCCACCAGAGTCAGCGTCTTCCGGTCTTTGACGAGCCGTCTGAGCCGGTCCAGAACGAATTTCGGCTGAATGGAATCATAGAAATGCCGGATGTCCAGCTGGAGGCAGTATTTCGTACCCTTGACATCGTTCTTCATCCACTTCTTCAGCTGTTTCATGCCGTAGTGGATGCCACGTCTCTTAATGCTTCCGCAGCAGTAGCGATCCATGCCCCTCATCATGGTCGGTTCTAAAACCTGCACCAGAGCATGATGCACATACTGGTCCGGCCACAGAAGCGGTTCGTTGATGTCTCTCCACTTTCCTGCGCTTTTGTCGTATCGACGCTTCTTGATAGGTGGAGACAGGTCCCGTGTTCTGTTGATCAGTTGGTCTATGATCTCCCGCAGCTCCTTTACCCTGGCCGGGATATCTTCTTCTACCCAAGCGACTGTCTTATTTGGCCTGTGTCGTGGGAGCCAGCGGTGTGTTTTGTTTACTTCGAGTATCGCCCGAGTCAGATTTTCGTCTGATATCAGGCTCGGATATAGATTTCTTGCGCGCTTCAAAAAATTCCTCCTTGTAGCCTCACAGGTTTTCCTTCGCTCCTTTTGGGAGAGTACTAGCCCGTGTCCTAAACGGCTTATCTTCAGCAAGTGCTGTGCCGTCATCTGCGCCTATGGAAGGGTGAGGAACCCTAACCAACTAAGTATTGTAGCCAAAGTGCTTTCAAGGATGCGACAGCCGATGTTGTCGTTCGAGTTCGAGGTCGAGTTGTAGTTCACGTAGAACAGGCCGTGATTCAGGTTCTGCCCATAGTTACCGCCCACGTGCAGGCACGGGTTGGAAGAGTTGAAGTTCCAGTTATCCGGGACGTCGAAGAGATCGAAAAGAACCATCGTCTGCTGCGCTGATGACGCCAATATTTTTTTAATTTTTGTGTGGGCTGCTGCATAGAGTCACAGGCCATTTCTAGCAGCAGCCCGGTTTGTGTTATTTCTTTTTTGTGGGTGCGGGCTGCGGCCCTCCCCCACACCCCCTCCTTTAGGGGAGTTTCTGGAGGCGACAGCCGACGTTGTCGTACGAGCTCGAGGCCGAGTCGCAGTACACGCAGAACAGGCCGCGATTCAGGCCCCGCCCATAGCCACCGCCCACGTACAGGCACGGGCCGGAAGAGCTGAAGCCCCAGTAATCCGGGACGTATGTGCTATCGCTACCATTTGCCGTTGTGGGATAGATGACCCATTCCAGACCGGACACCGTGGAGACCGACATAACGGTAGGATATCCGGAAGACGGTGTTCCAATGGCTGTACCACCAGAACTGTCGCTGAAGCTGGACGGTTTCTTGACGATATACAGTCCGCTGCTTCCGTAGTAGCAGCCGTCCAGCCAGTCGTAGCAGTTATCCCACAGGCCCTCAATGTAGCGGTACTGGACACCCACGCCGTAGGTGGTCCGGGATGTCTGCATGGTGCCGGTGTGATAGGGCATGGAGTCCGATGCGCCCATGGCCTGGACGGCAGAGTTGTTGCCGCATCCATAGCCGATCTTGGCCTGGGAGTTCCAGTCTGCAAATTCGACCAGGTAGAGCATCTGAATGGTCACTCGCATGGCCATGTCAAACTGATAAATTCCCGTACCCAGGGCGGCAATACTGCTTCTGGCGGTGCTTCGGGTGATACTGACCTTCGGTTTCTGCCCGGTTACGCTCTTGTAGGCAGTAGCGCCGCAGTGATAGCGGCCCACATAGACCACGTCTCGCTCGCCGCTTCCGTCTCCACGGTCCGCATGGGCCGGAGAAACGTAGAAGCCGGACTGCTCCGTGTCAGAGATCTGGAGCTTCAGAGTGTTTCCACTCTTGGTCCATTTGTACCAAAACTTCGGGATCTTGACCAGTTCTCCTGCGGTGGTGTCCGTGACTCGCTCCATACCTGCCCAGGGCTGGAGATCATCAAAGGGGGAGCTGTAGGAGCTTGCGCCGCTGACATAGGGAACAGGGTCCGTAAACTTGGCGGAGTCGTCGGTTCTGGTCCAGGCCGTGGTGCTGGTGCCGTCCCACTGGACACCGTAGGTCTTGGGCAGCTTCACGGTCACAGTACAGGTCTTGCTAGAAGGCGCTGTATAGTTGGAGCCTGCGGCCACGGAGACCGTAATGGTGGCGGTGCCGTCTGCCTTCGGGGTTACGGTGACGGTAGTTCCACTGACGGATACCGTCGCAACGCTGGTATTGCTGCTGGTAGCGCTAACGGTGCCGTCACCGGCTCTTGTTACCGTGATCGTCTGGGTCGTGGTGCTGGTGCAGGACAGGGTCGTGGCACTGAGACTCAGGCTGCCTGCCGCCTTGCTGATGGTCCAGGTAGCAGTCTTAGCGCTGGTGGTGCCGTCAGACCACTGGTAGTTTGTCTTGGGTGTAAAGCTGGCCGAGTAGCTGCCTGCATTAGTTCCGGAGGTAGTGCCACTCATAGTCAGCTTTGTGCTGTCATAACCTGTCCATGACGGGGACTGGCTGGAGCCAGTATAGGTGATGGTCCCGCTCTGGGTGGGCAGGTCAACACTGGCCTTGCCGATGGTCCAGGACACGGTCTTGGCATCGGTGGTCTCGTCGTACCACTGGTAGCCTTCTGCCGGGGTGAAGGTGGCGGAATAGGTCCCAGCGGCTGTTGCGCTGGTAGTGCCACCGATCACAAGCGTTTCAGAATTGTAGGAGTTCCAGACAGGAGACTGTGCACTTCCCGTGTAGGTCAGAGTTCCGGCCTGGCTGGGGATCGCCTCGATGGTATAGGCCATCTTGGTCAGGATGTCCAGGGCGTTGTCTGCCGCCTCCTGGGATTTTGCAGCTGCCGCCGCAGCTTCTTCCGCAGATTTCTGTGCGGAACTGGCGGTAGTGGCTGCGTCTTCAGCAGTTTTTTTGACTGCCGCTAATTCGGCCCCGGATGCACCGGGGACATTGATGCTGCCTAGCATGTATTATCCTCCTTTGGTGGCACCCGATAAGAGCCGCCACTGTATGCTCAAGCTGGATGTCGGCTTATCTGCCGCATAAAAGCAGATGGAGCCATCTGATACAGTCACCGTCTGGCACAGTCCACATTCTCCAGCAGCGGCCAGAGAGCCGGTGGAGAGAATGCACTCTGCGCTGTCGGATGCTGTCGCTTCTTTTGCGGTCAGCTTATAACTGTAGCCATATCCAGCGTTCTTACTTTCTGTGTCTGTGTTCGTGGCCCACCCGGAGGCTGTCAGGGTGGCCGTCGAAAAGGAGGCCTTATCCGCTTTGACTTCGTCGATTTCCTCCAGGCACTCGCTCACCGTTCCGGCGATGGTGCCGATGCGACCATCCGTAAAAGCTCTCGCTGCCTCCGCACAGGCTTTCAGGTGCTCTAAGAGGGTGAGCTTACCCATGCGATCTTACCTCCTGTTTTTCTCAGGGGAGCAGGCCGTAGCCCACTCCCCTGTCTTTGGGCTTACTCGGTCTTGAAAACCTCTGCCAGCATCTCGGTCACCTCGGTGTCGGTGGCGATTTCGCCATGGACCACATTCTCAGGCTCGGTGTACACGGTGACATCAACGCCGTTGATCTTGAGGTTGCCGTTGGTGGAGGAGCCCTCTACCTTGGTAGCGCCCTCGGCGATACCGGCAAGCTTGGTCTTCTCGGTGTCGGTGTAGTCGTTGGTGGACAAGCCCTTGCCCTCGACCTTGTCTACCTTCTTGGCAAGCTCGGTGGTCAGAGTGCCGCTGGTAACGTAGCCCTTCAAGGTCTCGGTCAGAGCCTCAGTGGTGACATAGTCGCCGATGGACAGGGCAGCGATGGCCTCTGCAATGTAGCCGGTTACGGTGGTGGCGGTAGCGCCCTCGGGGAGCTCGCCAACAAACTTCTTGAGGTCAGAGATAGCGGTAGTGTTGCTGGAGATTTCGCCAGCCATGGTAGCGGCCTCGCCGCCATGCTCAGCAGCCCAGTCGATCAACTCCTTGTAGGAATTGACTACGCCGTCGTCGGTGACCTTGGTGGAGAAGTCGTTAAAGGCAGCGTCGATCATCTTGGAGATGGAACCGTCGCCGGTGCCGGTCAGGGTGTCGAGATCGGACTGGTTTGCCTTGGCATTGATCTTATTCTTGAGTGCTTCTGCAAGCTCGTCCTCGGATACGTTTGCCTTGTAGGCCAGAGCGGCAAGGCCATGAACGGCAATGTCCACGCCGTTTGCGGAGATTGTGCCGTTGGTGGTGCCCTCGGCGATCAGGATGTCTGCGATCTTGTCAGTCAGGGTCAGCAGCGCGCCGTTGACCTTTACGCCTTCGATGACGTTTGCCTGGGAACCTACGTCCTCCAGAGTCTTAATGCGGCCTGCCAGCAGGTCGTCGTTTGCCTTCGCCTGTTCTGCAAGAGCTTTCAGCCCTGCCAGCTTAGTGAGTTTCGTGGTGTCGTATGCCATGTTTTTTCCTCCTAAAAAATTAGTTATTTACTTCCGAGCCCTTGTTTCCAAAGATCTCGGCAAGCATCTCATTTACCTCTTCGTCCGTGGATACCTCCATGCCGTCTGTGGCATTCTGGGTCTCTGCGCCCAGCTGCTCCAGTTCGCCATCGGTATTTTTGATCTGGTAGATAGACGAAACGCCGTCTACCACCACGGAGATGAGCTGTCCTACATATGCCAGAGGGCTCTCCTTGGCGTAGGTCTGTGCGTCCTCCAGGCTGTACAGCACAGAGGACCGGTCCAGCGGGAAAGCGTCCTGCCTGGACATGGATAAGGGGAACTCCATAAAGGCGTAGGATTTATCTGCTCCATTGACTGCCATTGTTCATTCCTCCTTATCCCAGTGTGACCTTTAGAGTCGCTGCGTTCTCGTAGGCCGCTGCGGGTTCAAAGGTCCATACGGTGTATTCTTTGGCTGTATAGCCATTTGCGCCTTCTACGGAGACAGTCTGCTTCGTAAAGGTGCTGGTGACATCGGCATTCATGGCCGTCTCGTTGATGACCTTGGTGACACCGGTCTTGCCGGTAATGCAGGCAATCACCACACGCTTTGCGCCAGCCGGGACGGAAATTGTGACGGTCCCAGAGGCATACGCCTTGCCACTCTTGGTCAGGCTTCGGATGTAGTCGCTGTCAACAGTGGGAGTTTCGACAGTTGCGCCGTAGAAGTAGTTCCGGAAAGGCGTGTAGGCGCTTGTGGTACTGGTCTTGGTGCCTGCGGCAATGGAGACAACAGGGTCGGATGCGCTGCCCAGGTTGTCATAGGCGGTCACACCGGCTGTGTGGGTGGCCGTGACCTTGTATTTCAGGGTGGATACTGCGTCTCCGGAGTCACCGATCACAAAGCCAGCACCGTCATTGGTGTCAGAGCCAGCGGTCAGAGAGGCGGCTTCAGCGCTGACGATCTCGGTGGTCTCACTGTCCGTGATCCGCTGGACGACCCACTTGGTGGCCGTTACGCCGGTGGCAGGGCCGTACTTGTAGGTTCCTGCATTCAGCGTCGCTGCGGTGTAATCTGCGGAAGTGAGCTTTGTGCCAGCCTCTACAGTCTTTGCGCCGGTCAAGGCGAAGCCGCTGACAGAGGGCTGTGCCGTAATGGTGGGCTGGAGCCGTTTGGAGAAGATGTCCGTCAGAATTGCGGCCACGGATTTACCAGATGTCTCGAATTCTGAGGTTCCGTTCTGGGTCTTGGTCTTGTTGCCGACCTGGGTGTAGTCCCCGGCCATGACGATATTGCTGCGCATGATCACCTTCTCCGCATCTACATTTCCGGCCATTGCGGCCCAGCTCTCGCCGTCGTAGATGTAGGCAGACTTTTCGTAGTCCGTTCCGTCTACCACGGTAGCGACCACAAAGACATCTCCACGCTTCGGCTCAGTGGCCTCAGTGCCTCCGAAAAAGGCTTCAATTACAGCCGTATCCGATGTCTCCAGGCTGGTCTTGGTGCCGGTGTAGACGGTGCCACGGGATTCTGCGATAGCTCCCTCGTACTCCGTCTTGACCTTTTCAGTCACGGTTTTCAGGAGCCCCAGGTTTAAAAGGGCTTCCTCGTTGTACGCCATAGAAAAACTCCTCCTTTGTATTTACTCCTCGGATTCCTCCGGGAAGATCTCACCCAGCATCTCGGTCACATCATCTTCCGTTGCGATTTTCATGTCACAGGAACCGGTACCTGTGCCGGGTTCGATGTTCTTTACAGCCTCGTCGATGGCATTGGTGTACTCTGTCTTGACTCTTGCTGTCACCGACTTCAAAAGTCCGAGGGTCACAATACTATTCGAGTCATACGCCATGTTTCATTCCTCCTTAAAATTTTGAATTAAGAAAAGATATCATCCAGCATGTCGTCTACAGCTTCCTGGGTAGCATAGGTCGCTTCCTCGGCCACAAAGGGCTCAGTAGCCGCAGAATCTCCATCGTCACCGGAGCCACCACTGGAGCCGCCACCGGAACCGGAACTGCCACCGGTGCCGCTGCCAGAGCCGGAAGAACCGCCGGAACTACCGGATCCGCCACTCCAGGAGACACCGGAACCGGGCAGCAGCAGCGCAATGGTCGCTTCGATGGTCTGTTCAGGCTGAGTCACGGCCCAGAACCGCAACTTTC